GCTTCGAGTAAGCCGTGATGAACTGGTCTGGATCCATCCTACGGTAGAACAGGAAATTATCGGGAAAAGCGTCAGGCAAGTGGTTTTCAAGCCACAGCGCATATGAAGAGTCGAGGAGTGTTTGAATGATGTCGTACTCATGGATCAACTGGCCCGGGAGCGCCTCCTTTTTGTACATCTTCTCCGCTTTCTTGATGACCTGGTTCTTTAGCGAGACTTTGATGTTGGAGGGGCTACGATCGGGGTCGTGCTGCTGTAGTTTTTGGAGCACAGCACGGGCAGTGCGTTTGGAGAGGTACTCTTCGATTGCACGATCGATGTAGCCGTCAAAATTTTGCTCCGTCCAATGAGGCGGCATCGGAACAAGGCGATCATACTCATCGCACATGTCCTTCCTAGGATTGTCTAACATAGCCTTGAGGTTCTGGGCACGGGTGGCAGTCTTCAGGCGCTTCTCAACGCTCAGCCGATAAGTGGGAGTGTCATTCCGTTTGTGCACCGCCGGGTTAACGAAGGCACCATCCTTAAACTGGTCGGTTTGACCGTAGCGGGTGGAGGCCTCACGATCCTCCTTGGCAAAAGGATGGAACTCCTCAACTAAATTATCATACGGAGGCGTGGCGTCAGGTCTGGAATGATCAGGAATGACGTCATCACAAATGTTCTCAGATACAAAAGTGTCGTTAGAGGCCTCAATAACATGTTGGAACGCGGAGGCTGGCACGGAGGCACCAACGTTGGCGAACCAAACGAGTTTGGGCATGGACCAATGCAGATGACGATAGAAGGCAGCCTTGACCAAACTGCTAGGCGCCAGTAGAGACCCAGTGTTGGTGGCACGCATTTCATAGACCAGAGCATTCATCAAATCGCTGCCGGTGGGAGGAGACTTAATGGTGCTTGCGGGGTCGGCGGCCGCCATTCGGACGTAGACCCCAGCCTTGCTCCGAGTCAGAGAGACGTAAGCGGTGCGGTCCATAATGGCGCCCTCAAGGCCCGTCATGTCAACCTCAACCGGCATGTCGTAGTCCTCGCCCTGTACCGTCTGGAAGGTCTCGGCGTGCCTGCCAGCCGCATCAAGGACGTTGACATAGCGCGGAGAAGCGGTACTAACGGGGATGCCAACCTTTGGGCCAACAGAGTGAGTGATGAAACCTGGGATAGTGGAAGTTGTGTAAATCCCCAACGTGTTTGAAAGAAGCTGGAAGATGCGATGTGACAATGTTGCATACCTTGTTGTCTGCTGGGCGATGGTGGCAATAGCACTGGGGTCGTGCTTGCTCTGAGTGCCTGCCACCTGGAAAGACCGGTGGCCCTGTGCGGGGTCACCATTGATGACAATATGAGTCACCAGTGGATTGGTCAGGACGACCAGGTCAAGCACACCACCCCAGACCTGGCCGGCATCATCGAAAATGATGATGCCAGACGAAGGTTCGAGTAGAATGTTCGCTAAGGTCGGGAAGTTAAAACCGCGCATCTCAGGAAAATCAATCTTCTCCTTCGCCTCCGCGCGGAGGCTCTC